TCGGTTGCCCCAGCTAAACAGCACAAGCCACGGACACTACAGCGACTTCTATAACGAAGAGTGCCGCTTGCTTGTGGAAAGCGTTTGGGGCGAAGATATCGAGCGTTTTGGGTATTCTTTCTAGGATGGTAGACCAAGGAACTTTTTTTGGAGCGGACAGCGTTGCTTTCTCATGCAAGAGAGTAGATTGGGGAACCCCCAAAAAGTTGTTCCGCGAGTGGGACGATAGATTTCACTTCACCCTGGATGTGTGCGCCACACCAGAGAATGCTCTAGTAGGCACTTTCTTCACAGAAGAGGACAATGCCCTGTTAAAGGACTGGGAAGGAAAAATCTGCTGGATGAACCCTCCTTACGGGAGAGCAATTAAGTTCTGGGTTGCGAAGGCGTACCAAGAATCGCTTAAGGGTGCCACAGTAGTAGCCTTAATTCCTGCCCGAACCGATACCTCTTATTGGCACCAATACATCTTTCCTTTTGCCGATATCCATTTTCTAAAGGGTCGCGTCCAGTTCGTTTTGGACGGAATGAAGCCCAAAGACGCGCCCTTTCCGTCAGCTATTGTCGTTTGGCCGAAGAAGAGCCCTGGTTAGATGGGCCAACCTTGCTGGCTGCCCAGCGGCGTTGAATGCGTTGCGTACATACTTCTTCATATGCTCGCCATACTGTTCCTTGGACTCGTAAAGACCGGCGGCGGCAGACTTGACAACGGGTATGAGCCTTTCAGCCAGCCGCTCTTGAAGCGCCTCAATCAGTTCGCCTGCTTCGTCCGTTTCTCCAAAGGTTTCCTCTAGGCTTTCTCGCCACTCACGGCTATCCAGAATGGTGGCTGCACAGATCTCAGCACAAAGCTCGTCCTCTGTTTCCTCGGTGACAGACTGAATCTTCTCCCAGTCGGAATCGAGATTGTCCTCAATGGCTTGGAGGGTTGCCGACCGACCCGCAAAGAACCACGACCGTAGCTTAGAGCGAAGCTCTTTTTCTTCTTCTGCCGACTTGTAGGTGGTGTCGATTCCTGCGTTTGGGTCTGGCTCGTTAGGTGGCACTTGGTCTTCATCGCCATCTGCATCTTCTTCGTCCCCAGGTAGTGGACCTGGAGGCTCAGGGTCAGTCGGCCCTTCCGACAATGGACCCTCCACAATCCGACTGATGGGCGCCATGTTCATTGGCACAACAGGCTCATCGCCCCACGAGTAGGTCGGGAGCCCTAAGTGCAGCATCTGATTGATGTCGTTGAGGGGCACAAGGCTGACGGACAACTTCCGCACCACTTCTGACTGCCTTTCCATGTCTGTCTGGAGTTCTGGAATTCCTTGCGTGTCGAAAACGCCAAAGTCATTACCAGGGAAACGGCTGAACAAAGTAGTGTACAAACGGTCTTCAATGTATGAAGCCATTGGCAGCAGAAGGTTTCTCCATACCATCCTGTTAGCCTCCTCAATCGTCGCACGGTTCAAACTCTCTGTCACTCCAAGCGCAGCCTTGTGTACAAGCAGAGAGGCTAGGATTGCGTCTCTGTTGGCGTTAATCATTGTCGAGAACTCCATGTCTTGGTGTGTGACTGGAGAATGCTCAACCTTCAAGCCATGAGTGAGGATCGCGGGCTTCGAGCGGTTGAGGGCACCTTGGTGGCGAGCTTCCCACATGGCGAGGATTCCACGGGCGTCGTCAGGGTTCAGGTCATCCGACTCGGTGGTCAGGACGGCACCAGGCTCTGCGCCGTTTTCAAAGAACGCCTTGTTGTAGGAATCGGCAAGCAAGTCCTGCTGCATCTTGTTAAAGGCGGCGGCAAGTGGCGTTTCACCCCAGAAAGGCTGGTCGGGTGAGTAGATCCTTAGGAGAACAATCTCGTGCGGCTCGTACTCAATGCCTTCGGTGTTTTTGTACTGGAAAGCAGAGGTGGCCCCGTCTTGGACAGCTCCATTCGGCTGGTATTTCCAGCGGCGAACCATTCCCGTGTTCTCGTCGATGTCCACATACCAACCCTTCCTTCCAAAGACATAAACTTCACGGGGGATTTCTTTTTTCTTGAGCCTCCCATTTCTGCCCTTAAGGCAAAGAATCGCGCAACCAGTTGACAGCATCTGGGTTACTACTGCATTCCACAAGTCAGCCTTCGCCATGTGTGGATTAACAATGTCAAACATGGGACGCCACGGGCTGTCAGGGATGGGCACCAACGCTGCCTCTCTTGTCCGTGATGTTTGGACACTATGAGACTTCATAAAGTTGAACTTGCGTAGAGCGAGGTCTAACTCTTCTTGCGTTTCGGCGTTCTTTACGCCGTGGAAGCCCGCCAGGTCTTCTTTCACAATACGGAAAGGAAGCATACCTAACATTTGTCCCGCCAAGCGGATCGCGCCGTGAGCATATGGGTGCTGTGACCAGGGACTGATAAGAGCCTGTGGGTCGGGAACAATGGGGAATCTCGTGAAGGTGTCGTAAGCGGTACCTGGAAAGTTCCGCTCGCCAAAGTCTGGTCGTGTGAAGCGCATTGTTAGATGTAGATTTGTGGAACTCGTCTTCTGTTCCGTGCGAGGGATAAGACAAAAGCGTCCGCACCGTCCGGAGAACGGCCCAATCGCTTCTTTATATCCTTCTTGGGCTCAACAAGAAGTCGGCCCTTGCGGTCATAAGAGTAACCGCCTTCTGTAAGTTCTTCCCATGTGCTGCCGAATTTTCTGGGCACACACGCAAGTTTCAGCCTAAGCAACTCTCTAGCGGCCCAATACATCTCCGCCCTGAGGTTGGCGAACTCCATAGGTCCGCATTCTTCGCCATAGATATTCCGTTGCGATGTCGAGAAGTCTACTGAATCCACCTTCCAACCGCTGTCCTTGAGCGCATCCACCGCACTTGCCCCAATCCCAATAACATCGACATGGATACGGTTGGCGTCTGATTGGCTAATGCCGTTCTTTTGGGCGATTTTAATGACATGACCCGACACCTCGTTGCCGTCTAGGTTCGCCAATTTGATTTCTTCGAGGAGAACATTGTCCTCCACCACGGCAATAACCGTCTCGTCTGATCCAAATCGAGCAACATCCACTCCAAGGTGAATGCCTTCTCCGGCATCCATGCCCCCCTCGTTGGCGCACCTGTCTAGGAACCCAATGGGCACCACCCTGTCATCGCCTGCTTCGGGGAACTCGCCCAAAACCCTGGCGATAAAGCGGGGGTCATCTTCTCCCCACCCTCGTCTGCGCTCTTCGACCCACTCATAGGTGGTTGCGCCGGGGATTACCTCCTCCTCGGTTTTGTAGTTTGGGTGATCGAGGGCAGACAAGGTCACGGATGCCCATTCCTCTGGGCGCCTGAAAGCCCGATAGAACTCTCCTTTTGCCTCCAAGGGGTTGCCAATCACTAGCCAGCGAGCGTTTTTACCTGACATCATGGACTCTGCTGCTTCCCAGAACTGCGGCTCTACCGCTTGCGCCTCATCAAAGATAAGGAGGAGGTTCTCTGCGTGACCACCCTGGAAGTTGCTGGGATCGCTTGTCGCCACGCCTTGGGCTTCCCAATAAGGGGCAAGGCGGATGGCTGTTGTCAGCAACTCGCCACCGAGGGGCATCGTGGCAGCATTCCACAGCTTCCTAACATTTCCCCAAAGGTGAGTCCTGACATGGCTGGCCGTTGGGCCTGTGGAGAGGATGAAGGATTCCCTGGTGTAGAGGAACCACAGGATGGTGCAGGCAGCAAGGTGGGTTTTCCCTAAGCCGTTGCCCGACCGCACAGCTACCCGCTTATTATTGACAATGGCATCAAGGACGGACTTTTGTTGGTCCGTCAGTTGGCACCCCAGAACATCCCAGATGAAGTCGGCGGGGTTGTCCCGCCACCTAGCGACGCGCTCCTCTACAGGGTTAGTTTCTGTTACAGAACTGCTCATCTACTGTTAGGGCTTTGTTCTGTTCCATTTTTTGAACCATTTCGGCGAGTGAGACGGGCTCAACATCATGCTCCAAACGCTGTACATCACGCCACTTTTCGGGGGCGCGGTTCTTGAGCCAGAAGATACACGCCGTCGTGTTGCCGTCAAGCGCTTGTGCGAAAAGCGAGTCTTCGACAGCCTCAAGCCGTATGTTCTTGATCGCTTCCTCTTTAGCGGCCCATTCGGGTTCCCTCTTGCGCCAGCGCTGGATTGTCCAACGGCTAATGCCCAAAGCTTTGCAGATGTAGCCCTGAGTGTGTCCTTGAGCGAGCCATTCAAGATAGTTCTCTCCAATCGCAAAGGTCATCTTGCGAGGGGCTTTCGGTGGGGTAAAAACCTCTTCTCCGGGGATGTCTAGGTCTTCCATGCCCCTAATGTGCCAACTTTTTACCTATTAGTCAATGTTGACAAAGAAAAAACCCCCGACCTCTAATGGAAAAGGCCGAGGGCAAACAAAGAGAACCAATTGTGGACGATCCTAACCAAAGCCCACTTGGTCCCTTAAGTTTAAGTGTTTCGGGGGGGGATGCGAAGCCATTCTCGTAATTCTCTGCTATGAGCTTCAGGGCGAGTTGCCTTCACCCAGAGACCTGTTTTCTCCACGAGCCCCTGCTTGGCGGCTGTATTGAAGGCGGCGCCGATGGCGTTTGGGTGGGGAGGGTCTTCTCCCAGCCAAGCCCTAAGGGTCTCCGCAGTCATTCGGGCACCAATCCCCTTCCCCCGAATCATTTCCAGGGCTCTTTCAGTCCAAGTTGCGGAGGAGCCAGAGGAAACCTTTTTGATTCCCTCTTCTTTCCTGCGCTCGGACTCGGCGTAATCAAACAGGTTCAT